TAAAGGTATTTCCAGTTGATAGGAAATTCTTCCACCTTACAGTATTAAATATAACCAAACTTATAACTCCAAGTCACAGGCTTCTAAGTATAAAGCCTTCATAGTATTTTTCAATCGTTTCTTATCTAAGTCAACATCAAGTTCTTCAATGTACTTATCCAAGAGTGTGGTTGTATCTTGAGTATTTTCTGCAATATCATCAGATACATTAGTTGCATCTAAATCAGAAAAGTCCTCAACAATCTTTACTTCATGAGTTTGTTCTTGTAACAACCTATCAGTAAATCTATCAAACTGATATAAGTCTTTCTTATTTACTACTACAAGTTTAACAAACTTATCTTTATATTGTGATACATCAACTTTAGTATAATCAGTATTTGTATCATCATAATATATCTTCTCAAAGATTGTATATGGGTTAACAATCCTTTCAAGGTCTTTTGTTACAGTATCATAGATATGAAATCCTTTAGGACAGTTATCATCACTCCAAGTCATTTGGTATGTATTACCAAGATAATAGATATGTCCATCATCAGACTTTTTATGAAAGTGTCCAGAGAATACAGTATCAAACTTTTTGAATATTTCTTTAGGATATCCATTCTCAGAGAAATGACCTTTATGCATTTCAAAACCATTTATCTCTAAGTGACCCATACAAGTATCTGCACTAGTAGCTTGAATACCCTTCATGGTTGAACCATAGTTCTCTGAATTAATCCAAGGACAAAAGAATATTGGTGTATTACCAAAATTTACTGTACAGTTTTCTTCATAAAATTTAATATTCTTATGTTTATCACCAATCAATTCTGCAAGAGAATTAACCTCATTCGTATTCTTATAATATGTGTCGTGATTACCTATAAGAATATGTGTGTCAATATTTCTATCTATAATTGGTTGGAGGAATCGTCTGCGAAAATCATTTGCAATCTTATATGAAACAAACTTACGTCTATCCATAGTATCACCCAAATGAATGATAGTGTCAATACCTCTTTTATCAATGTATGGAAAAAATATATCTTCCCAGAATTTGTAAAAGTATTCATTGAAAGGTAAGCTATCGTTTCTCGCACCGAAGTGAGTATCAGTTATCAGTGCTATTTTCATCTATATCACCTTCTTCAGTAGTATCTTCATCATAAAATAATTCTAGTCCTTTTGGTTTATCTTTTTTCTTTTTAGGTTTATAAACATCTTCATCTGGTAAATAGTTCTTTTGAAGATACTCTGTATATGGATTGTTAGATACTTCTCCGTTAACTTCTTGAGTGAGAAACATATCAACATTCATATTTTCAATAATCTTGTTTTTTACATGGGATTGTTTTTTCTCTTTCTGTATTCGTCTAAGAAATGCATAGTATATTATTTGTGTAAAATATGCAAATGGATTATTAGATTTCTCTGGATTAAAGTTGTGTACATATTGTAGACAGTTTTCAATCCCATCACTAATCATTTCTTCACGATAGGTATAATTAATAAAATTAGGACGATAGGATAAATGATTTGCAATCTTTAAAAAACACTCACCAATATAATTAGTAATCGGTGGATTTGATTCACCTTTGTCTTTTGCAGCTTTACAACGGTCATTCCATTCTATCATCGCTGCTAGAAACTCTTTGTTGTTTACATAATGTGGTTTTGTTTTTTTCGTCACGACTCCATATCCTTGTTAGATTTATACATAATATACCAGATGTTGTAATCAAAGTCAAGTCATAAATTAATTTAATTATTTTTCAAAAAAGACTTGACTTTGACTTGACAATAGGGTATATTCCTCTATGTAGGGTTTGAAGATAATACTTTAATGTATAGTCTTGGATGGGTATTCATCATCATATTCATCAAATAGTTCTTCTTGTAATTCATCTTCAATACGTTGTAATTGTTCGTCTGTGGGTTCTTGAGATGCAAGGTGAGCACTTTTTCCTTGTTTCATTTTCAAAACACAATAGTCATAAAATTTACCAATACCAAAAGATGCAGTTGATACTGCAACAATATTATTTTTAATTATTTCACAACTACCATTTTCACTAAAGGCAACCCAACGAGATAAGGCCATTGACTCTTCAATACCTTGTTTAGATACTCTGGGATATGTGTGTATTTTTAGAGGATGGTGTGCAGTGACAACACTATTATCTTTTACTGCACTCAAAGTAGTAATAATCTCATCTCCGTTTGTAAGTTTTAAAATTTTAATATCCATATTTTAACTTTCTATCGGTAAATTCTTGATTTCATAATCAAACTCTTCTTCATTGTATATATTTATTCGTTCCATAAAGTGTCTTAGTGTGAAGTTTTGTCTTGATTTCCATGTAAAATCATCTGCAATATCTAGAAGGGTAGCTCCATCTTTATTCTTATTTGTTCGCAATCCCCTTCCAATAGATTGCAAGACTCTAATCCTACTTTTGGAAGGTGAGGAGAACACGACATTGTGAAGGTTACGAATATTAATACCAGTAGAAAACGTACCATATGATGCGACAATAATTGCATTATCTTGTGTCTCTGTAATTTCACGAATATGTTCTCTGGTTAATGTATCTGTTCCACCCCATATGTAAAACACTTTTCTTTCTTTGTCCACACTATTTATGAACATATCATGTAAGACTGAGCCGTGTTTCTCTACAAATTGAAATAGTACTAGTGTATTACCTTTTAAATGTTTTGTCAAGTTAACAATAAACTTGTTTCTTCTTTCATCACGAACTATCAAATCTACCTCTTCTTGATAGTCTTTATCTTTCATAAACTTTTTATCTGCATCTGGGTATTGCAATACTATACACTTAATATTTAATTTTGCAAGTGTTTTCTTTTCCATTAATTCTTTTGTTGATGTTACCTTATTGACAGAACCAAATAAACCCTCTAAGACTAATCTGTGTGTTTGCATACCATCCAATGTTCCAGTAAACCCATGACGATACTGGGTCTGGTGCATTTTATTCATAATATTTGTAAGTGATTTTGCTTTAAATTGGTGTACTTCATCTCCAAGAATACAACCGAATTGTTCAAAGTATTTTCTAGGCATTTTATATAAAGACTGCCATGTGGATATAGTTACTTCTTTTGTAATCTCTCTAGAATGACCTTGGTATATCTTTTGCATCTTTGCTTCCAGATAACCATAATCAAGAAAATCGGAGTACATCTGTTCCACAAGAGATGTTGTAGGAACAAGTATAAGGACTCTGTTAGACTCATACCACCTCGCAAGTAAATAAATTATTAATGACTTACCAGAAGCAGTAGGACTAAGAAGTAAGCTCCGATTGTTTCCGACTGCATGAAGAAAGGCGTTCCTCTGGTAATCACGAAGTTGTAGAGTTTTTCCCCTAGACTTAGGTTTGACAGTTCTGATAAAGCTATCCAATACTCTATGTTCTGTTGGTGATTCATTTTTAACTCCTTCTTTGTATTCTATTTTAATATCATTACGATTTGCAAATTCTTCAACATAAGGTACAAGACCAAAATATATTTCTCCGTTCATTTGATTGTATAAACGAATCTTTCCATCCCATACACGACTTTTATAAGTAGGCATAAATTTAGCGCCTGGAACTTCAAATGTAAAAAAGTCAACTAACTCTCTTGCAATATTCGGTTCTACATCAACCTTTACATAAACATCATTTTTCTTTGATATTATCAAAGCGAACCTTCCATAAACCTTTTCCAATCAATCGCATTTTTAATTTGAAATCCACGATTGTTCATCATCTTGCAGACACTTTCTGCATAGTCACACATTGCATTATGATAATCTACTTTATGTTTTGCTTGTATTAAGTCTTCATCACTTTCAAGATAGGTAGGAATATCTTGTTTAAGTATCTTCAAGTCAAAAGGTTTTTCTTGATATATTCTTGGGTCTGATTTACCAGAATAGTATTCCCATTTATGTCGTAGAAGTTTTTTGTATTCTGACTCTGCTTGTTTTGATAACAAGTTCCAACGAGTAAAGATTTTTAGATACTTACCGTAAAGTTCTGGAGTTTTAAGTGATTCTATATCCAGTTGGTCTTTATCTATTTTAAGGTCTTTTTCTGCTTCTTTTTGCAGTTGTTCTAAATCCATATTATAATCCTCAATTCAAAGTGGTGGAGTAAGTTTTCTTGCTTTTTCTATGTTAATTTGAGCTACACTGCAAATTATCTAAAAAGTTTTTTAACCAAGATATGTACCCCACCGTACTATTATATAGTAAACATCTCATACAGTTTATATGTAAATGTTGCTGTTGCTGTTAAATAAGTTGTATCCCCAAGTTGTTGGTCAAATGAAAGTCCACTAAGTGCAACTGGATACATATCTGAAAATCTTACTTCCATAACTGGATTATTTTTTGCAGACATTACTGTAAGGGTTGCATCACCATACATTGCTTGTACACCAGTTGGGTTATTATTCGTTGCATCTGGGGTTGGAAAGGTTTGTGATTCATTTTTTCTAAATGAACTAAATTGTGTTCGTGCTTTTGGAAATCCAATACCCACTAACCACTGATGAATTTCTCTATAGTTTTCTAATTGTTCGTCAACAATAAATGAGATTTCTAAATTATCAAATGTAAGGTCATCACCTTGTACTGGAATAGCTTTAAAAGGTGTAGGAAAGATTGACTCCCCAAGGTTTATGCCTGGGATGTTTGCTTGTGTTGTGAAGAACTCAACTTTTGGTAACTTGTTTATACTGAACTTAAACTTAGTTGGGTCTGCATAATCTGTTACAGTTGGTTGTCTTGCGAGTGCATTTATAGTAGTTGCCATGTTATTCTCCTACTAGTATTTATAATGCACATAAAAAAAGGGGGAGTAAAAACTCCCCCTTAGTCTGAACGATTAGTCGTTTCTTATTATGATTACATAATGTTTGCGACTTGAACTCGTCTGTAGTAAGTGTTGTCATTCGCACCAGCGATAACGTCAGTTCCAGTTGCAGTAGCAAATGGGTTCTGAGCAACACCATAACGAGTTTTGAAACCGATTTTCGGTTGGAAAGTCTGTTCCCCAACTGCACGAACCATTTGTAATGGAACGTATGGGCAATAGAAAATACCAGCGTCATATGGTGATGTACCTTTATATCCTACAACATAGTACTGTGAAGCAGCGTTGTTAGCAGCATATGGGTCAATGTACACTTTATATCTACCGTTAAGTACACCAGCAAAAGTATTACCAGTATCATCAACTTGTAGATTGTTATTAAGAGCAGGAGCGTAATCTAATACACCAGCCATTTGTAGTGCAGAAGCAACATCTGAAGAAGTGATAATCATGTTACCTTTTCCTCTACGAGTTTCTTGTGCAATTACGTTAGCATCTCTCTCAATTTGGAACATAAGTCCTTTGAACTTCTCAACTGACCATCTACCGTTTGAGTCTGTATCTAAGTCAAAGATACCAGCAGTAGTTGTGTTGACAGAAGCACCTTTTTTAGCAGAGACATAGATTGTTCTAATTACTTCTCTGTTAATTTCAGCAAGGATTTCTGAAGACAGAATGTTTGACAATTCTGTTTCTGCATCAAGACCGTGAATTGCTTTTAAGTCTTGTGCAAGTTCCATAGTGTATTCTGCTTTTAATGCTCTTGACTTTGCAGTCACAGTTGACTTTTCGATTGAGAAAGCCATTTCTGCGAATGAGTTAGCAGTCGCATCACCTAATGCTTCACCTTCAGCAGTAGTCATACCACCACCAGTAGTTGAACCATAATCGGCACCACCAGTAATATATGTACCAGCAGATGAATTATTAAGAACGGCAGGGTTAGTACCAGTCATTGCTGTTGAATTAAGGTCACCAGCAGCATCATCATTTGAGAAACCAGTATTAGGTTCGTTAAATAATGCTTCTGTACCACTTGAAGAACCAAATCTTGATTTCATTGCGAAGATAAGACCAGTTGGGCCGGTCATTGGTTGCACTGAACATACGTCATATGCAATCAAATTAGGCATAGCTCGTCTAACTAGCGAAATAAGAATTGGGTCATAGTTATTGATAGTACCAGCAGTACTATTAGTAGGTGCAGCTTCCGATAGGAAAGATGCATCTTCTTTCATTGCTTTTTCTTGGTTTTCCAAGATGATTGAAGTAACGGCTTTTTTGTAATTATCCTTAATCTCAGGCAAATCTGGATGATTGAGGACTGGCTGCCACTTCTCTTGTAAGTTTTCTGAATTATACATTTGTATTATCCCCTTTTTACTTGATTAGTATTATTTATCATAATTTAATTCTTGACATTCTTAAAAGGTTCGTTGTCCTTCATGAAGGGCGCAGACCTTTTAATTGCACTAGTATACGCAGCCATAGCGTCACTTATGTCAATCTCTTGAGCATCCGACTCATTCTCTTCAGTAAGAGATTGTGTTGGACTTGACTTAGGGAAATAATTTTCCTTAAGCGTGTTAAGTTTTTCAACAAAGGAATCTTTGTCTGTGAACTCAACATCTTCAACCAAACCAGCAAATTTCTCAGATTGAGTCTCTGCAAGGTCAGAAGAAACTTCTTTGATAACTGACTCACGCACAAGTGAATCTTCAGATTGTTTCTTTTCAGTAAGTTTACCGATTGTCTCGTTCAACTTTCCTTCTAATTCTTCAATCTTTTGTGCTTGTGATTCTAAGATATCATATTTTTCGTCTGGAACATCAATATAATGTTCTTCAAACAGTGCTTTCAGACCAGAGATAAAGTCTTCTGCAATCTCACCTTTGAGTCCTCTTTCAACTGCAAGTTCATTTTCAGTCATCCACTCTTTAACAACGTAGTCAAGGTAACCATCTACCTTTTCTGCGAGTTCAGTTTTGAATGATTCCATGTCTTCTGCAATCTCTTGAGTCTTCTCAAGTTCAATTCTTTCAACTTCTGGTCTAATTTTTGATTTAACAGCAGCTTCAAAAATAGTTGCGGCTTTCTTTTGGAAATCTTCAGATAAATCTTCACCTTCCATAAGTGCATCAACATCTTCTTGAACATTGATAGATGCAAGTCTCTTTTCAATAGCTTCTTTAGCTTTTGCGAGTCCTTCCAATTCTACCTCTTCATCAGTCATTTCGTCATTTTGTTTCATGACCATTGCGTAAAGACCTTCCATTTCACCTTTTTTCATTTTCTTCATGGCGTTAACCATTTTGTCTTGCATTTCTGCTTTGGTCTTAGGCATATCAGCCATTTCACTTTTATCTTTATGACCCATTTCTTTGAGTTTAGCTTCTGCGACAACCTCTTCCTCATCAGTTTCGGTTTCTTCCTTCACTGAATCAGCTTTCTGGTCACCTTTTTGTGAACTTTTTACAGAACCATCTTGTTTGACTTTCTTAGCAGCATCGGCTTTCTTTTCGTCACCCTTAACTACTGGAGCACCTAAATCCTCGATTTCATCTTCTTCTGCATCTACCTTTTTCATAGGTTCAGATGCGACAGCACCTTTTCCAGCAGGGGAAGAATCTTTCTTCATTTCGGCCTCATTCAAGTCAGACAGAACTTCTTGTTCAAGTTCTTCTATTGTCTTGTCTATTTCTGACATTTGAGTCTCCTTATTAATATATTAATAATCCTCTTATACACTATATTTAGTCATTATAAATTCTTGAGGAATTTTGCGAAAGCGAGTGCTTGGTAATTCGCTTTTCTGGAGCGGATATTCCGTTCCATTTCGTCCTTAATTCGTGCAACTTCTTGTTCTTGTAACAATCCGTTGTTCCAAACCCATTCTTTTCCTTCCATGATACCTTCTACGAAAGCACTTGGAGCGGAAGGGTCTGCAACAATGTCAGCTGCAGTCGCAAGGTAGAAATCATCATTCACATAGTTTGCACCATTCTTTTTGGACAAACTACCCATACCCCTTGAGGATACTGCGAGTTTACCACCATCTTCCATAATACTTTGTACGATTTTACCCATTGGTGTTGACATTACTTTTGCTTCACCAATAAAATTCTTTCCATCTGGTTTTAGAGAGGTTACCATATGTGATACTTTATCTAAGTTTACAGTTGGGCCGTCTGGGTGACCTAATTCACCGTATGCACGATTCTGTTCAATAAACTCTTCATTATATCTTTTAACTTCTTTTTCTAAAACTTCCATAGGGTATACACGACCATTACGGTTTTTAATTTCCGCTTGCATGAAGATACCTTTTAACTTAAAGTTCTTTTTACCATCTTCAGCAGCTTCCGTAATGTATTCTACATCATCACTAAAGTGTTCTGATATTAGTTTCATGTTCTCACTCCCTATTGTAGATTATCATATCCAGAAGTTTTTCTTAACTTTAACCAGATTGTTCCTACAGATGCACTACCGTTTGTTAATAATATATCACCAGTTACACCACTACCACCATTATTTGCAATAGAAGGCATAGACTGAGCACCAGTATTATACGCACCGTTTCCGTTTAATGACAACGCAACAACATTTGATGTTGCATCAAATAAAATATCTGTTTGTGAACCAGTAGTCCATTGACAAGCAACAATACTTAATCTTGGGTCTGTAGAAGCACCGTCTAAATTAGATGCATCTAATATACTGGCCGCACTATTTGTTCCAGTTGTTGTCACCTTGATAACTGTCTCAAAATCTGTGTCCTTTAGAACAATTGCACTTACTGCCATTGATATTCTCCTAACATTTCTCTTTCAAAATACTTTAAAAGTTCTGGTTCACTAACCTTGAACTTTGATGCACCTTGTTTTATAGTCTTTTCAAAACTATTTAGGAAATCTGAAGGTTTCGCATCCATTACACCAAATATATAGTCAACCGCCTTACGCATTGCAGGCGATAGTTTTCTATATTCCTTGGTCTTCTTATGCTCATCCTTTTCAGGCAAGTCAAGTTGCTGGAACTTCTTCTTCATCTTCCTCTACTTCTGGAATGTGTTGCGTTACAATTGTATTTGCAACTTCTTCTCTTCTTTTTTCCAATGCAGCTCCTACTTTCGTCTGAATTGCATTTTTAAATTGTGATTCTGCACCAAGATTATCTCCAGATGCAATTGCATCAACTATTTCTTTACTCATTTTTTAACCACCTTTATTTCACTTATTTGTTTATCACCTTTTGGTGTATGACTCATCATCATATCATCATCTTCCCCACCACCTTCATCTTCAATTTCTTTTGACATAAGTTCAATCTCTTCATCAGATTGACGAAGAACATTTTTCTGAACCCATTTCTTAGAAAAGAAGTTTCCGACATATGGTTCTAGTGTTCCTAACATATCAATACGTTCTCTTAGTATTTCTGCATCACGAAGTTCTGCAAAGTGTCCGTCTTGCATCCAATCGTATGCGATATGTTCTTTCATAGAATCCCATTCTTCTTCTGCGATAACACCAGTAAGAATTAACTGTGTACGCAATAAATCATGAAATACTTTTGAAAAGTTCTTTCTTAGTCTTTGTACAAACTTAGTAAATTTAAGTTCATCTCTAGTAATTTCTGTAGACCTACCGATTGAAAAGTTTTGTTCTGCTTCCATTCTTGAAATAGGAACATTCAATGACCTATAAAGTTTTCTTTGGAAGTAAACAATATCGTCAATCTCACCAAGGTTTGAACCCCCAGGCAGTGTAGTAATCTCTGTACCTCTACCACCTTCTCTTCTTGGTAACCAGAAATCTTCTAACATTGACATATGAT